AATAAGACGCAAGCGACTCTTCAGCTTCTTCAGCTTCTAAGCCAACTTCAATGAGAGCAGCTTTACGAGATTCTGCTTTCTTCTCATCTTTCATTTTTTTAAGTTCTTCCATCTTCTCTTTGAAGTCCTTATCTTTGGCTTCGAGAGCTTCGTGAAGTTCTTGATAAGCTGCTTCTTTTTCAGCAACAGTTGTAGTCAAAGCTGTAATAGCTTCGTCTTTGGTTGCTACAGCTTCTTCAAGCTTGGCTACTGTTTCGCCATGCTCTTTAACAGAAGCTTCGCTAAGTTGTACGCGAAGTGCTTCATTATCTTCTTTAGCAGAGGCTAGCTCGCTCTGCATGTCTGCAAGCTGCTTCTCTAAAAGACTAGTATCTGACATATCATTTTCTCCTTTAGGAAAAGTAGTTAAAATATCTGAGTTAGAACTAAGAGAGAAAGCCCTGCTAGCATCAAGAATCACACTTCTAGGATTCGCAGGTTGAGATACAAGACCTTTACCTGAGAAAGAAATTTGTCTTAATGATCTACCAATTTTGTAGCCTTCGTATTCTCCAGTACCACCATAGGCTCGTAAGTGCTTGGTTAAAAATGCAGAACCTTCGTTTCTGGCGAGAAGTTTTGCACCACCTTGCCCATCTAATAATGCATAGTCAAAACCAGCAAACAAACACTCCATAGACACAAACCATTTGCCTTGTTCTATCTCAGCAATAATCTGTGACATTCGCTGTCTGTTTTCTGGATCTGTCCAGCTATTATATAACACAGCCTCAGTGATAATATCAAAATCATCAGGCTGGGTATCATCGTTCACTACGTTGCCTTCCCTGTCCACAACGTAGCTACCAGTTATATGCCCAATGATATCGTTCTCATTGTGCATAAGATTGAATTGTTTGTCTTCAGGTGTGGTTCTCGCTGCCCAAGTTGTGGAAGCGTCAAACACATCGTCATTTTTATTCCACCCTGTAGATACCAGAACTGACTTGAGATAATATAAATCTACCTGCTCTGGGTTGCCACTATCAGCCTTAATTTGATGAACAAAGTCGTCCTCCAATGAGTCTGTCTTGCTAGCTACGGAAGCTGGCATACAGTAAGCTATACTGGCCTTGGACTGTACAAGGTCAGCTACTCCATCTTGAATTTCTTGTTTATATATTTGCATGTTCACCTCTCAACAACTTTATACACAAAAACGAGAAAATATCTGTATTATTCAATGTGTTCTGCTATAAATACCCCGACCACATGTTTTCTATATACGTCAATTGGCATGTCCTCAAGGTTAATATTTCTGTCAGATAGCACCTGCATGAATTGCTTAGGAACAACAGAACCTGACTTCAAGATGTTAGCCACCGCAGCTTCATCTACGTCAGCTAAGACATCTAAGTTAGTGAAAGCGTCTAATTTTAGCTTCTCCATGTTCTTTGTGTCCTGCTTAGTCAGCTGTCTAAGGTTGGTCACACCGCTGGTCTGTAGGTATGCAGCTTTGATAATTCCAGACACCTTGTCCCAAGCGTCATCTGCCCAGATTACTAACTCAGCAACTCCGGGTTTAGACTTAGGGTTTTCATGTCTCTTTTGTCTAGGTCCATCATCTTTCTTGAGGAGTGGTCTACCGTTTTGCTCAGGAGGTTTCTTGGGAGCATTCTTCTCTTTAACCTTTGCGGTCTTTTCTGCTATCTTGCCCTGCTTGTCTATTTTCTCTAATTCCTGCTTATGGTTAGGATTGTGGAAAGGGCCAGCCTTATCTGGACCAGCGGTATCTCTCTTAGTAAGTTCTCTCTTTAGTCTAATGTTCTCAATCTGAGGTATTTCCTTAAACCTTTCAAGCAAGGTCTCATGACTAATGATATCTCTATCAGCAAGCTGAATAAGCAAATTCTTTTCAGCAGCCTCGTCTGATAAGGTCATCTGGTCAAACTGGATATGAGCTTTATATCTGAATCCCATAGACTGACGAACCAGCTCAAGTTCTTTTTCCCAGAATCTAACAAGCATATCTCTACCATACTGTAATCTCTCAAGCATAGTCTTTAATGATATAAAGTTATTAGTAAACCCACCACCATTACCAGCCATTCCAGTGAGAGTTGGTGGTACGCCAAGTCCAGCATATATACTGTTAAGCACAGATGTGTATTTCTCAGAACCCAAGAATTTATGTACATCAGTACTAGATTCCATGAATGATAGTTCTGGACCCCATACCAATTCCATAGTTCCACCACCTACATTACTAGCGAGGATATCACGTAGTTTATTGATAGCAGACTTATTAGGTAAGATCTTATGATCAAGATTACCAAGAGTCCATAATCTAATGTTAGATATAGCCCCATCTAATGCAGACATGTCAGCTAGTCTCATCTTCTCTAGCATAACGATATCGTCTAGAATGGCATAAATCATAGGGTTTGCCCACTGCTTCCAATCGTCCTTCTTGTAATAGAATATACTCAGACGTTCTGGATCAAGGGGAATCTCTTTCTCGCCCCTGATCAAAGCTTGCTTGATGTTTTGAGGTAAGGTCTCAAGTACTGTGTTAGGAATCTCACCAGCCTTGAACTTATCAAAGTATGTACTAGTTTGGATAGTGTAGTTTTGCAATCCCATAAATAATGACAGTTGACCATCCTTAAGCTTGACAGTCAAAGGGTTAAAGAAATTATATCTCCAAGGTATATCATTAGCTGGAGCGTTTGGAAGCTCTACCTTGATATCGCTAGAAAGAGCCTTCATGTAGTTCTTTAATTGAGGTGTGATCTCAGCATAACTCCTATGTACAATCACATTGCCTGTCTTATATAGATTATTAAGAAAGCGTTCTGATCTCTCTTTTCCATTAACACTCTTAAACCACTGCTGATAAAACTTCTCCACACTTTTATCTCTATGTACGATCTGGATACCTTGATGTCCAAAGTCACCCATCAAATCAATTATATTGCGAATGATTCCAACCTTGTCATAAGCATCCATGCACATCTTGATGATTCTTCGTGACTGTTGGGGAACAGCCTCATCTGGTCTAAAAGCATAATAATCGTCAGAATTAAATCCGGGCTTAACTGAACGATTAGGCTGTACGTCTATGAAATGTCTGTAGGTATTGCCTTGAGATTTATTAAGTCCAGTGTATGAGTTTACATTGTCTGAGAACTTAGAAAAAGCGTTAGCTTTACCAACCTCGTCTCCATCGTTCCACGTTGTGAAGTCATCATTCATTATGATTGTGCCTTAATTGGATTGTTAATTAGAATGTTCAATAGTTAATACACATCTTTCATATTATCGCTAAACCAAGAAGGTCCAGTATATGGGGTTTCATCCTGCTTCTCTTTAAAGCCTCCATGAGCAAACCCGCCGTAGAATTCATAATCAACTTGATCTGGAGTTCTTTGCAATACCCTAGCCGCCATATTAGCCATCAATAGAGAAGAGTATCTATCTTTTCTCATCTTACTCTTTTTGCCTGTACCTATCACAACTTCAGGAGTATCCCACCTGTCACGACCAGAAGCTGTTTGTGTCATCTGGATCATAGACAATTCGTCCTTCAACTCTTCTATGTCTAGTACGCATTCCTCTAATGTGTCATAAGCCCTAGCTTTCATTGTGTCCTCATGCTCAGAGATAGCAAGTGATACGCTGTCATGTCTTGGGAACAATAGGGCTTTATCTTCAAAGTCCTTTCTGAGACCATGATTTGCTTCAGCTAACCAATCGTACTTAGCAAACTGACACATCTCTAAAATATGTAATCCTCGTTCACCATCTGTATCCTTTTCCTTATCGTCATCAATTGTAGGCCAAATAGCTACTTCACCTTCATGTATTTTATCTTTATCATGCATAGATTCCATCACAGCTATACCGCCACCCTGAGCGTCCATAGCGATGTGTATGCATGGGAACAGTTTCATGAGATCACGTATTTTCCTAGCACAGTAAGCGTAGAAGTCTGTTTCTGTAGAATAACCCTTCTTTACTTTCTCTTTATGTTCTGACCTGTTTGTAGTCCAGCAATGCACTATACGTCTGTGTGATGGATGTACCTCCAATATCACAATACTAAAGTTATCTACTTCAGACGCAGGGTCAACACCAAATATATACTTACAATCCTTATTACCTATGAGTACTGACTCAAACAGTACAGCATTTCCTTCCTTGTCCTTTATTTCTCCATCTTCCTTAGAAACACAGGACTCAATTAACGATCTCTTAAAAAATCCCTGACTATCCCTAGTAAAGCAAGCCCCATACTCCATCTGGTAAATACCAGTGTGAACTGTCGCTTTAGATCGTGCTACTTGATCAGCGTCCATAAAGCCAGCAGGAACAAGCTCGTAAGGCATTCTAATAATAGAGTACTGAGTCCAATCAAACGTTGGTGGAACGTCCTCTCCAAATATCTCCTTTAGCTTTTGATGACTCCCTCTGCTTTGTATGATAGACTTCCACTTCTTCCAGTATGTAGCAAAATGGTTAAAGTCATAATAAGCTGTACCAGATAAGATGATCTGATTATCCATCTTTACTTCTCTAGTCTCATCCAACTCTAAAGGTAGTCCTAATTCTATAGCCTTTTGTTGAGCTGCCATTCTCTTGACGTTTTCTACAGGGTCTGCACTAACAGCTGCAAAACCAGCTACAACATTCTCAAATATCTCTCTAGGTATAGACGCAAATTCGTCAGCAATGATATCATTAGCACGTTGACCTCTAATCTTCTGACCATCACCTAAAGGTAGGCACGTAACTGTACTATCATTTAAGCGAAGCGTACATCTGTCAGTATCTCTTCTAGGTCCACTGTTTCCATCACATATATCCCTAAGCATTGGAGATTGTCTCCAAATCGTCTCCATGTACTCAAATAGAACCTTAGACTGTCTAAATGCAGCTCCAACTACAACTACCTTTCTGTGAGGGAATATCAACGCCCTGAGTACAGCGTAGAGCGAGAGCATGAAAGACTTACCAAAACCACGACTAGCAATAAGCATAGGGAACTTGCGATTCCAGATCTCCCTAAGAAAGAGAGCTTGCGAAGGTAAGAGTTGGACGTTCAGTACTTCCTTGCATATAAATGATAGATACTCTGGTCTCGTCATTAGCCAAGCCAGCTTGATATTGAAATCATCTTCTGTAGCATTGAGTATAGACATAGGGTTGAAGAACTCCGTTTCAATGGAGTCTAAACCCAGCCATGCTTCGTCAATTGTTTTTAGCCTAGTTTTTGCCATGTATCTATAATCTTATCTGCAAATCCATAGTGTACTGCCTCTTCTGCGTTTATGTACCAATCACCAGATTTTAGTTTAGTGTTTAAAAAATTCTTTACCTTACCCATCGTTTGACCACCCTGATACTTCTCTTCAAAGTAAGCACCCTTTGTGCATCTCTTGGCATATATGTCCAACATGATATCACATATTTGTTTTTCGTATTTTATCCAGTTCTGCACATTCTGATATTCTCCAGAAGCAGCAGTAGATCCAAAGTGAGACATGAAGTAGGTATGAGGAGTAAGGTATCTAGCATCAGCGGCTTGAAATATAATACTACTCATAGATTCCACTTGACCATAGGCTACAATCGTTACATAACATCTGGACATTCTGATTGCATCATAAATAGCCATACCATCTGACCATTCACCTCCCACGCTGTGCATATGTATTATAATCTGATCAGTAGACTTCTGGTTTAATATTCTTAGATTCTTAATAAAGGTGTTAGCCATCTTATATTCTACACCCGGATTGTCCTCATCGCTACCATAGTGGTTATGTAAGAATATCTCTCTAGATGATAGGTTACACCCAAAATTGTGAACGTCATTAAGTATGTCCTTATCTAGCATTAGCTCTTTCTCCCTATAGTATACATTTCATTGATTCGCTTAAAAATACTACTTACAGCTAAGAATGCATGTTTCTTATCTTCGCAGAATAATACATGTACGTCATTATATAACTCAAATTCAACCAAGCACTTCATCATATACTTTCCAGTTATCTTAAGAGAAGCCTTATTCTTTACAGGTATTCTAGTGTCTTTAGGGAATTTTAACAAGTCTGATAAAGAAAATTCTAATACTAGGTATTTATGGGGGAATGGAGACATTCTTTCTATCTCAGCCATGAATGCGTGTTTCTTAGAACCTAGGTTGATAGCTAGCTCTTCCACGCAACCCTTTCTCTCGATACAGACCTTATCTTCCATTCCTTGTATAGAATAATCTCCAGTGTCCAGCTTATGTTCTATCATACCAGCACAGGTATTAAACTTACTAAAATAATAACCGTCTTGTTCTCTTGTGTCTTTTATTACAGTAAAGTCAGGAGCTGTTGGGTATTTACTTACCATGATTAATCTCTCTAAATAGGGTTTCGTAGTGGGATTCTTTTCCAGTGATAGATCTATGACACCTACTACATAATGTGATACCGTTGTTTGGATCAAATCTTAAAGTAGATGCTCCAGACCATTTCTGGATATGATGTACATTAAGGTTGTTCTTTTTTCTATTCTTACAATTGGGCATTTGACACTTAAACTTATCTCGCTTAAGTACGTCTATTCTAAACTTCTTATATACAGGGTCGTCATACTGTCTCATAGGGACTCTATTCTTTCTACTCTTATTAAATACTTTATTAGCTTACATATTATTCTAGATCTCATACTCTCATCTGCGTCCATAATCATAAACTTGATCCTGTACATTAAAGTATGTATAGCATCATCTGGACTATCAGCTTCCACGAAATAGATCATAAAACATTCGTTAAATTCTGTTAAGTCTAAGTCCCTCGTGAACTCCTGCAAATCTAGCAGGTCTATGTGAATCTTAAAGTTTCGCATCCAGCATCAGTCGTATGAGACCCTCCAAGTTGTATTTTGGTCGCCATCCTAGCTTCTTGATAGCCTTAGAACAATCGCCCTTTAAGTAAGGCACTTCTGAAGGTCTGTAAAACTCTGGGTCAATCACGACCCAATCCTCCCAGTTGTCTATGTCTATTTGCTTGAAAGCAATATCTAAGAAATCACGAATAGTATGAGTCTCTCCAGTGCATATAACGTAATCGTCTGGCTTGTCCTGCTGAAGCATGAGCCACATAGCTTCTACGTAGTCTCCTGCAAAACCCCAATCCCTTGAAGCGTCCAGATTTCCTAGTCTTAGCTTGGGGAAGTCTTTTGACTTGTACTGCTTGACGAATTCGCTGATCCAGTTAATGATTTTCTGTGTGACAAAGTTGTCACCCCTTCTTGGTCCCTCGTGATTAAAAAGAATACCAGAACTAGCATGAAGCTCGTAAGCATCCCTATATATACGAACAGCATGGTGAGCAGCAGTTTTAGCGATTGCATAAGGTGAGTTAGGCATAAGCTTAGTGTTTTCATTTTGATATTTGACTCCATTCCTATCTCTATCAAATGAGCTTCCAAACATCTCGCTTGAAGAAGCTTGATAGAATTTAGCGTCTAGTTCAGTATCAACTAGAGCTTGCAATAAGTTAAGGCATCCTTTGCCAGTAACGTCCCATGTATGTGCTGGTTGCTTAAATGAGGTCGCCACATGACTTTGTGCAGCAAGATTATAGACTTCATCTACCTCATGGTTATTTTTAAATATATTTAGTACACTACTAACATCTGTCACATCCCCTTCGCATAATTTAAATTTATTATTATTGGATAGGTGCTTTATCCTCCCTGTAGTATCGCAGCTGGATCGCCTCACTACTCCTAGTACCTCATAGCCCTTACCCAAAAGTAGATCAGCTAGGTGGCTTCCATCCTGTCCTGTAACCCCAGTGATTATTGCTCTCATGTCATTATCATTTCGTTAAAGTTATTCTTGTACTGTATCTGGAGTGAGGAATGGTTGGTCTACAGTGCCATCATCATATTTATGGAACTTTCCCAATCTCTCTTTCTCCCTCTCCATAGCCACTCTCATTTTTTCCATCTCTATGCCATAGGCTTTCATTTTTTCTGGGTCTTGCATCATTGAGACTACCCAAGACGTAAAGCTCTGCTTACTATCCTCTAGCCTCTTAATACGCTGTTCCCTCGTTCCCTTCATCTCCTTGAGCATACTACCCTTCTTAGCCTGCAACTCTCTGTAGTCTCTGTTGAGAGACTCTTGAGCGGCCCTTAAAGACGCTACCTGTCGTTCTAGATTAATTATGTAATCATGATCTTGTTGATCCTTATCTCGTGAGCGTTCGTCTTGTAACATATGATCGTATGCATTGATCTGCTCTATGTTGTCTTTGTTTCCCTTGAGACACCTGTTCATAAGTATTTCAAGTTTGATAACGTCCACGACTTGTAACTCCTCAGTTGGGAACACATCATCCTTGAACTGCGATATGATCCTAGACCAGTGGTACTTAAATAACTCTAGCTCCTCGTCCGTAAACTGGCTCTTCAGTTCCTTCCAGTATGGCCTGTCAGCTAAACTGT